ATAATATCTGCCATCATAACCTTGGATAATTTCATCCTGAGCTTCAAGAGCATTCTTATCGAATTTATAGTCAGCAAAACTTGATATGTTATTATTCTCATCTAATAGATAGAAATGTTTATTTGTAGACATCTTATCACCTCATATTATGCGAAGGGGTATATTTTAACACTAGAGGTCGATGCGAATGTTATCACATCACCAGCTTTCACCAGAAGACTAAAGCAATTTTTAGAACCATCCAAAGTTGTCCAACTAATAACGTTAGTGCCATTAATGGTGAGACTACCATGTTGGAATCCACTACCTGCATTACTAACTACAACTAACAGACCGCTTTTTGAAGCTTTTGCCCCTGAGGTTATGGTAACACCTGCGGCATAGTTTACAGCTATTCTAGCTTGGATAGCAGCCTTACCTGTAGCGGTGAGGTTACTTAAACTAGTGTTTGCTTTCCCATTAAGAGCTGTATTAACGGCATTATTGCTTGGATATTTTGACGTAGAGCCATCAATGGTTTGGGATAGGTTGGATATAAGCTGATATGGAGATAAATCTGTAGGAACAATGGCCCAATCATCTGTGCTTGCAGTTGGTTCTTTGCCTTGGTTATCTCTTAAGGCTTGATATAGCTTTTTGTCTTGACCCAAGCAAAAACCGCCCTCTTTGTAGGTGGTGGTATTATTCCAACGCATGACACCATATTGCTCGGCTTCTTTGATGAGGGTGTCTTGCAAAAATGCGTGTTGGTTAAAGTCTGAGCTATCCACAATTGTTTTGAATGGCCATGCTTTGTCAATGGCGGTGGAGTTCAGCGTGGTATCTCGATATGTTACTCCGGCAACCGGCGGTGTGGGAATGGTGGTCTGTGCATTTTCTGCCCAAATCCCCGGAAGCGTTGTGTTTCTGTTTTGTATAGCCATTTTTTAGCCCTTTCTTTCAATAACATTTCTTATGTTCATAGTTGCAGGATACGGAATATTTGCCGTTTGGTCAACTTGGTTGTTGTCGGCAAAATATGTGAAGTAGTTTTTGTTGGTCTTGCTTATGGATTCCGGAACAATCAAATCTACATCGCATTTGTCCGCATCGGAGAAAGATACATAAATTTCCATAATCTCAAATATAATTCTTTGCAGTTCTTCTCGTGATGCAAATTTGACGTGGTTTTTGAGTGCCTTGCCCCACAAATAGCGGCGGTACATGTCATCGCTCATATTTTCAATAACGGCTTGTTCTGCGTTCTTTACCCAAGCAGAGCCTTTATCTGGAGCAGTTTCCGCATCATCGGGAGCAAACCAAAATGTCGTATCGTAGTTGAAATATGCCCTTTTTTGCCCCAAAATCTCGCCAATAAGGTCTAAGTCCTCGCCCTTGCCATAAAAGATAAAACTTCTTTTTTGTAGGTCAATTATAGCCTTATAAAGCTCTTGGATTTCTTCCATGTAGGCTTTGACAATTTTCACAAATATCGGCGATTTTGCGTATTCAAACAAAATCCTTGCTTTGCCTTGGTTAATAAGACTTTTGTTTTCATATTGAGAAAAATCAAGCTCCAGATTTTTAATGGTCATCTCTTTTTCTCCTATTCAACCTCAACGCTGATATTTTCTTCCTTAAATACGGCAACTTGGTTCCATGCAATATCAATGTCGTTTTCGGTTGTTCCTTGGCCGTGCTTTCCGATTTTCAGGCTGTTAATCTTAAAGCCGGGGACTTCATTTACCGGAGTATATAATCTTGTGCGGATAACGTCGACACCGGGAGCAAATCCCTCA